TCGTGCGAATCCATTTGCTACCACGTCTTCCATACCGGGAACGAAAGCTAAAATTAGCGGGATACTAAATAAGATAGTGAGCCACTCGTCTTTCCACGAGGACTGACTACCTTTAGCCATCTCCAAGTCCCAATCAATCTCACCGGTAGCTTTCTTTTGCATGACGACAGCTTCTGCTTGTGCCATAGCTACCTTCGTTGCAGACTGGGCTTTCTTTTCTTCAACTTTACCGTTCAACCAAGTACTGGCTAAGTCGGCTACGGGTCCAATCAATAAATTTAACATTTCCACCTCTTACGGGCTTGACGCAGACGACTATTCGGATCGGCTGCTGCTTTAGGAAATTTCTTCATCTGTCCGGCAGAACGTGCACAGAAAGACTTGCGACGTTTGGCATCCTTGCTTCCGGGTTTTACTTTACCGGTTACGGCAGTCTTTAATTTACTGCCGGGATTCTTTTTTCTATACTCAGCTACACCTTTTTCAGTCATACCCGCTCCCGACTTTGTTGGACGGAAGTTTTTCTTATTACGGGCTGGCATGTTGTCTTGTTTGCGTGGCATAGTGGGTTTACCCCCGGCAAAGGTTATTGCTTATATCATAAAACAAAAAGGATGTCAAGGGGGCAAGTTGCCCTGCCCCCCGACGGTAGATTATGTGTTGTCGTTGTATGTGACAAGCATGTTATCTTCGACGTTGTTACAGTCGCAAATAACAGCCCATACATTGACTTTTGAGTTACAAACAGCAGTTGCACTCAAGAGGTCGATGGTGTCTGCTGCAGCGTACAGATGTGGAACGTTAGTTGCCAAAGCAGCTTTTTGTCCCGCAGCAGTTTGTACAACAGCAGCAACGTAACGGTCTGGATCAGCACCGTCGCCAAGCGACAATGTACCTGTACCAGTACCTACGGTTAGGATTTCGTATCCTGCTGACAGTACAATTGAACCTGCAGGAATTGAAAGCACCTCGATGGTGTCTGTTGCAGCAAGGGTGCTGAAGTCAGAATCTGTCAAGTCAACAACTTGACTCAGGACTTTGACATTTGGACCCTTTGCACTGTAGCCGGTAGTACCAGCGTTTGCAATTTGAAAAGGCATATCTCAGTCCCCCTTACGCAATTGTGTCTACAACACCGCGAACGAGTGCTTCTGGGCGAAGGACTTTACGTCCAAACACATGAAGACCACGAACGATGTCGGAGAAGGTTTCAGTTGACCGAACTACTTCGGTTTTTGCAATGTGAGATGCAGTTGCAACGGCTGACATGTGACCAGCCAAAACAACAGACTCACCGTCAGAACCACTAACACCAGTGATGCTGATTGCGTCTGTGCCACCAGCTACGAGAGCGGTTGACTTGTAGCAGTTAAAGCCAGCAATCTGACCCTGCATTACAAGACCGTTCCGCAAAGGTGAAGTGCCGTCGCCAGTTACCTGTACTTCTGCGAACTTTGCACCGGCTGAGAACAGCTTGGCATAGAAAGCAGGAGCAGCAACGAACCAACGGTTCTCTTCTGGAACAGACTGCTCGTCAAGTTCTTTTGCCATTTCGAGCATCAGATTGACAGCGTTGTCTGGAGCAGTGTGAACTGCAATTGGTGTACCAGCAGTACCCAAAGCAGTGTTGGTGTTCAACAGACCACCAGCAAGTGATGCGTCGTCAGCACCGGCAAGGCCAGCACCGTTAGCAATTGCTTGCAGAACGTTGAAGTCGTACTTGCGCTTCAAAGAGTATGCACCTGAAGAAGTAGCCAGTGCCTCAAAGTTAACATGAGACTGACGCTCTTCGATGTCATCGATTTTGAACGCAAATGCGTTTGCTTGGTCAACAACCATTGTTGTCTGGTCGTCAGCCAAGTCTTGTGGGTTAACCACAGAGCCACGTGAGTAAGCACTTACTGTGATTGTAGGTTCTTTAATGATACGTACTGTATCGCCAAAGTTCTCAATTTCCCCCGCGTAATCGGTATTCGTGATGTCTTCAGCAACCGAAGCGCGACGGAAAAATTTGAGGACTTTTTGGCTAAAGATTTCCGGTGTAAAGTTACCGGAAGGCAGGTTATTGTAACCTGCAGCGCGATTAAAAGCCATCTGCTTTTCCTTCCATTTTGAGGTTTATTCTAAGAGTTGAAGTCGATTCGCCCTTCAGACCGTGCTGCGTCCAATTCGCTTTCCAGCTTTTCGAACTCGTGCGCTTTCATCTTGGCGATTTGTGAAGCTTTCCAGATCTTCCCACCGTTATCTTTTGTAACGATTTCTTTGGGTGCTTGACGGGTTACAGACGCTGCTGCATCGTCTTGCCTAGATCGAGTCTGCTTTGGTTTTGTTCTGATATTTTTATCAGCTTTGTAGAGATCAATAACACGTGCCGCTAAACGAGCATTGGTATTGTTCTTGTAGATGCCATCACTTAGAGATTCTGGCTGTTCGTCTAACCATTCCAAGAACTCTGCGCTACCTTTTAATTCATCAAAGTCTGGGTGCAAGTGAAGAAGTTCAGCGTATGCTTTTTGCTTCTCCAAGTTCTTTTCCCGTTCTTTGATAACGCCAATCTCTTCTTGCAGTTGTGAAAGTTGAGATTGTGCTTGCATCGCAGAAACAGTTTGTACGACTTCGAAGATATCAGGATACTGATCCTTAAAGGCTTGCAACTCTTCCATTGTTTTTGGCATTGGAATACCTCTGGGCATTTCAACGTCATTGGAACGTACTGCAGATTTAAGTTCGCCAATTTCCTGTTTGAATTCGTTGACCTTTGCGTCGTAGTGACGTTTCAGGTCGTCGTAACGTTTCTTGTAATCGTGAGATTCTTCCGGCTCTTCTTTTTGCTTTGCTTGTGCAAAACTTTCTCCGGCTTCGCCTTGCTGAGTAGCCGCTTCGATCTCTGCGGGGTCAGCTTCACTCTGGGCTTCTACGTTTTCATCGTCATCGTCTACGTAAACGTCCTCACGATACTTTCCTTTGTAAAGACTGTCGTTGTTAACGGTTCCGAATGAATCGTTAGCTTTGTTGGCACGGTGGCCTCTTGCTTTTGCCATTTTATTACCTCATGTTAGCGGGGCTACTTTGGCTTGTAGGTAGCCGCTTCGGTTGTGCTGGGGCCGCATGATTGCGGGTAGCCAGCGAATCTTCTATAAGCCTAAAAGTCGCATTGCTCTAGTAAAGAAGCCTTCTACTTCTTTAGACTTGGTTCTAGGTGGAACCTTGCGGTCTTTTAGAACTTCTTTAGCTATCTCTTGAAACATAGCTAATTCTTTATTTACACTAGGGGACATGTACATGCCCTTCTGCCTAATCTCTAAATTCTTTTCTTTAGGTTTTTCGCGTATTGAGGGTTTTACCTTCCTAGCTTGTAATCTGTTTACATAGTCTTGGGCGTCAAACATAGACTCTTCGCGAGAAAGTTCAGGGAGTGGAACTTTATACTTTTGGTTTAGGTGGCGCATCGCATGGTGGCGTAACTCGTGAAGTAAAGTTAATGGACCCTCTGTTCTGCCGTAGTTTACGTTGTCACCTTCAAAGTAATGAATCGCAGCTACATCTCTATTCTGCTTAGTTATGCCCTGTTTATTTGCAAAGCCCTCGAACTTTCTAGTTACACTGCCGGGGTCACGCCGTTCATTTTTAGGTGTGTACACTCCCCCTACAGCTACCTCTACTGGTTTTCTAGCTGGAAGAACGATTGCCTTGACATCTACATCCCCCTTCTCATACAAGTTAAAGCCTAGACGGGCAAGGGGGTCGTTTTGTATGTACTCTTCAAGATCAGCCCTGAGTTCTACGTCTGCTAAACCGGAGTGCTTTACTCTTTTTGGCTTAGACTTAGGAAGGGGCATTCCCCCCTTTGCGAACTTTTTTCTATCGATGAAGCCACCCCCTGCGGCCTCTTGCCGACGGGCAATCTCTTTCTTTCCACGATTGTTGATCTTGTTCAGACGATCATACCCGATTACCTTTGCAATGTGCGGTGGGATCATAACTTCACCCTTCGACACGTTGATAGCAACCTCTTGGCTAACACCTGACTGACCAGTGTCTCCTACCTTTTTATAGGCATC